CAAAGATGCCCTTGATCTTCCCGGCCATGTTCTTAACTTGAGAGGTTGCCGTGATAGCCTTGTAGTTTGCCATTTTCTACCCCAGGTGTTTAAGTTTGTAGATTATTCGCCTTCGTATTGGTCGGGAGCTGGTTCTTGCGGTTGCATGGGCTGCTCTTCCCTCATAGTTCCCACCAAATCCCCATTGGTCATCATCCCGTGGATGGTGCCAAGCACAATGTCTTGTATCTGATCCTCGCCCAATCCGGCCTGTACCTGTGCGAGCCTACGTGTTTCCGCCTCATACTCGGCAACCCGTGCCTTGCTCTCAATCTCAAAATCTTTTCTTTCCGCCTCCCTGGCCTCAAAACTGTTCTGAATGTTCTGTAACATCCCGGACATTTGCTGCATTTCCTGACCCATCGCCTCTATCTGCTGTTGTGCCTGGGCAAGCTCCGGGGTTACATCATCATCACCTAATAGTTTCGGATCAATCGTCTTGGCAAATCGCTCCGCCATTTCGGTTGCCCCTGGCCAATCCATATTCTTGATGAACAAGTCGCCGGCAACCGCCCAAAGCTCCGGATTGCCTTGCAGTAATTGTGCCATAGCCTCCAGCGATTCTTGCCGCTTGGTCATGTAGCTCGGCCCGGTAGTCACGCACACGTCGTATTTGCCGATGCCTGGATTATAAATTTTCTTGATTACTGCGCCGGTGCCCTGGTCCTTGATCTCCTTCACCGGCTCGGCTTGGGTCGGGTCAATCATCGCGTTGTCGGTCTCACCGTCAAGGCCGATAATCCGGGCAATTCTCTGTGTGTCGTAAATCTTGGGGATCAAATCAACAATCTGCCGGGTGCAGTGTCGTACCGCACGGGCTAAATTGTCCACATAGTGGTACGTGCCTGTGTCGCTCTGCCGCTCTCTGGCTATGATCGCCTTGCCGGACTTCTCGTTAGTTCCCGCGCCTAAAGAGTCGTCGTATTGTCCGGTGGTGGACTTAATATCGTCGCTGGCCCCCATTTTTGCCTGGATAAGCCCGTTTTGGGCCATGGGCGGCATTGCACGTTGGGGCAGCGGCATTGGTTTGCCGAGGCCGTCTGTTACATCAGCATTGACCTCGAGATACGGCCAATTGGTGGTGTTGGCAGTCTTCCATTGCTGCTCGTATCCCTCAAACTGCCCGGAATATCCAATAAACGGAGCCTTGGGAGCCAGCGCCAGCATTTCTGCCTCTTGGCTGACCCAGTAATTGTACATCCGCTGTGGGTCTTTGGCGTTGCGGACCAACCCAGAAATGTAAATCTGGCCGTCAATCTCGTATTCGTTGCCGATAACACGGATAATCGGTATCCACCTACCGGCCCATTCCCTTTCTTCCAACACCTCAAAACCGTTGGTCTTGATCCACCGAATTTTCTTTACTTCGACTTTCCGGGTGTTGGTAACAGCAACGCCAAAACTCTCAAGCTCTTTGGCTTCTTTGGAGTCCGAAAACGCCGTCATGCCGTTGCCGTACATATTCAGCGTCTTGCTAGTGTAATCTGTCCAAAAATACTCGGCAATCCTGATAGTATCGTCACCAAGCCATGCGCCTAACGACTGATCGCCAACCCCTTCAGCTTGCAGTGAGGTAATGGGCTTCGCGTCCGGCCACGATCTTTCATAGTCGTCTTGTGGCATGTCCTGGGTTATAAATCCCCACCTAGCATCCGCGCCGGTTGGGTCTTGGCACGTTGGGTCGAGGTACACGCCGAACGAATTGCGGATGCGGCCTATCTTGATATCTTGGTCAAAGGTATCTTCGTCGCAATAGTCGGTGAGAATGCGGAAGTAGCCCTCGCCAAATGTGACCTGGGCTTCACATGCCGTATCATATGCGACATCAGCATCAGAGATATACTCAATGTGACGGACAATCCCGTCCAGTATCTCGGCAACCTGGAGGTCTGCCTTGTCATCTGCCGGGATAACCTTGCCGCTTGGCCGATTCTGTCGCTGATCGTTGGTTACTTGCTTAATGTGCTGCGGAAGTTTGTTGATAGTGAGGCATGGCCTAGCACTACCGGCCTGCCCGGCAGAAGAGCCACGGGTTGACAGCACATCTGAAGGCCACTGCCACTGATTGTCTGGAGAGCCAGCAGCAAAGCGCAGATCGTCCAGCTCATCCTCGCGGGAGTCTGCATAAGCTCCCATTGCGATCTTGAGCCGTTCCCGCGCGGTGTCCAAGAGGTCTTTGTGGTCTTTCATGCACCCATCCAGCTTGTTGCGCCGACATATGGCATCCGAACATCTGGGAGAATCTTTCGTTTAATCGTGTTGGCCTTTCTTACACCCTCGCAGGCATAGCGCAGAGCGTCGATAATGTGGTTGTTCTTATCCTCAATCTCCGGCAAAATCTCTTCAGTAAGACGGTCTCGCTTGTAGCTGTATGTATTCAACTCGTCAACCAGATGCGTACACCTAGGATGAACAACAATGTCGAAGGACTGCAAAAACGCTATCCCTTCCTCGATGCTGTTCTTCCCCTTCTGCGCCGCCTGAATCTTCGGGTATCCGTTCTTCGCCATGTAGCTTATTGTTTCTGGTCTTGCTGAGTCTGCCCGGATAAACCATTTGCGCGACTCAGGCACCCGGTCAAACAAATCGGGGAGGTTGACAATCTCGCACCCGATCATGTATGCCTCATAATCAACGTACAGCCGGTTCCCTTCCAAAGAGCAGCGGATAAGGGTCGAAGGGTCCACCGAGTATCCCCAATCTGCACCAAGACGATAAATCGTTCCGGCTGGCCGTTCAAATTCCTCAATGATCCAGTTCTTGAATATGCGGGCTTCGCTGTTACGCCTGTACTCCCCAAGCCATACATGCGAGAACTTGTCGGAGTCTCTAGACTGATCGTACTCCAGTTCGTCCCTCAACACATCGGGCAGCCAGGGGTTGTCGCTGTAGTTTGCCCTCACTACAACCGCGCCCGGAGGCAGAGAATCGCCACGCAGTAACTTCTCTATCGGGTCTTTCTCGTCGTCCGGGTTCCAGCTAAACCACATTTCGCTATTGGGTTTCCGAATCGTGGGCCGGAGCAGGTCAAGGCTTTTCTGACTGGCTGCCTGCGCTTCCTCAAACCATGCCCGGCCAAAGCCCTCCAGAGACTTGATCGACTCAGCCGTGTGGTTCTGCATACCCTCGAAGATTATCACCCCGCCACGCTTGGTCAGGATGCGCCTGTCTTGCACCTCAAAGTACGCCCCGGCGTTCATTGACTCGATCTTGTGTTCCAATAGCTTTTTCACGGAAAACTCAAGGCTCTTGAGCGTTTCCCGGAGACACACGTTGTCGAGCTTCGCGCTGATATTCTCCTCAATCATCAAGTCAGCAAAGAAATTGCTCTTGCCTGATCCACGCCCACCATGTGCACCCTTGTATCGTGCCGGGGCCAAAAGTGGTTCAAAGACAGGGGCGGTTTCGATGATTAGTTCTGACATTTGCCTAACATACACCCCTGGGAATTTCGAATACTTTTGTTGATTTTATTCAACTTTTTTTGCTCCATTTTGGGGCTTTATTTAACGATCTTGCGGATAATCTCCGTAAACTCTATCGCGCCACCGTCTTTCCCGGTCACTTGCATCGGTAATACTTTGCCCACCAGGGCCATAAACGGGCCGGGATGCGCCAGGGCTTGCCTCTTGAGATACTCTTCTCCACCGCCTTTGCCGCCTGCTGCGTTGAGTGCGCCGAGGATCATTTCCTTAAGGTCTGTGGTGATCTTGTTGGGAACGCCCTTCTTTCTCCCGGCTCCCTTCGGGTTTTTCCCCGTCATAAATTTAACCCAATTGTTTTTTAAACAAAAAGCCCCGGCCTACCACTGGATCATCCAGCAGCAGAGCGGGGCTATTAAGCACAACTCGTTATTATCGCACAGGGCTAAAGCACGGTGCTTATTTACCTGACTTGCCCAGATTGTACTCTTTTTCAAGCAAAGATGCAAGCATTTTCGCCACTTGCCATAATATTTTTGCTAGTTTGTATTCGGGCATGATCAGACATGGGGCCGGTTATAGTCTCTATCAGGACACACCCAGAGATACACAAAATATAGGAGGATCAGATAAATCATTTTTTCACCTTACCGTTATCGAGTCAACGCCGCGCCCACATCTTGTCAGCCGCCAGTGTTTTGCCGTCCCACGCAATACAGGTCACAGCTGAACCCCGTATGTCAACCAGAATCTTGTCTTCTCGTGTGCGTACAGCATTTCCTGCTCATAAATCCCACTCAGAGAAGACAACCCCACGCATTGTGGCTGTTGCAGCTTTGCGCACCGACGCGCATAACTCATAGCCATAGGTAGTTGATTAACATTTGTGCAGCTATCAAAAACGCGCCGGGCTTTGTCCGTTAACCCATCGCGCTTGCCGTGTGAATTGAGATACCTTATTGCCGCTGTCTCTGCATTAATCATGGCATCGACTGCTCTGTAAGTGGGTCAATGCGGTTCGCCTCTGCCCTCAGGTGCGCCGCCTTGTCTTTGGAAAAGTCATTTTTGACCCCAACAGGGTAGTGCTTTAGTACCTTGCCGCAAACCTTGCATGATTTTCTCTCGACTCTCCAGAGTCCATACCATTCATTGTTGAGAAATTCTATATCGTAATGCTCGCACTCCAGTTGCTTCACCCTCCTCTTCAGCCCCTCCACTTCCTCACACAACGATACAAGCTCCTGATTCGTTTCATTTTTTACTATTCTCCACACCATATCCCCTCCTTAAAACTCCCAGGTTAACACACATCCAATCCCCGCGCCGATCCCATAACCGGCAACATCGCCAGCGTCAAAGTGTTTGTCCGTCAGCTCCTTGGCCGTCCCGACCGCGATTGCCGCCAGTACCGCCACAACATCTGCTTTCCGTCCGGTCAGCCCCGAGTATTTGTGGACCAAATACGATACGCCAAGGCCTACCCCTGCGTGGACAACATCATCAAAGCCGCTACGCTCGATTGTTTCGTTGGCCTGCCGCCAGTTGCCAGCCGCCGCCGTGGAGCAGCTGCCGAACAACACCGTGAAAAAAAGTATTACCCATGTTGCGAGCTTTTTCATTATCTCCCCCTATTGCTCCCAAATCCATAGTAGTCTTGATACGCTTGCTCAAACCCATAGCACGTCCGGCTGGTGCATATCGCGGTAGGTGGTTCTATGTTTTCTGGGTCGTCTGGGTTGCGCGAATGGCAATAGCAGGCGGTCCCGGTGTTGTACCGTGACAAATTCTTCCCGCATACCTTGCACTCTCTAACCATGATCGCTCCATTTAAAACATTGTAACACCGTGTAATCATACTAGCAAGTTCTGTTTTAAAAATCTTTTCATAGGCCGCATTTTTATTCTTGACTCAACGCCCAATAGATGTTTATAATATAATCAAAGGCAAGCATATCGCTGGCCGTAACCGGGAGAGAGAGACCATGACAGACAACGAGTTACACGCACTTGAAATGGCCGCAGTCAAAAAGACCGGTGGAAGATACTACCTGAGCGCCGAGGCCACGAAAGGCGAGATCACCTGCAAAGTCCGCCCCCACGGACGAGGCACGTCTGGCAAGGGATATCAGGCAGAGTTTTACCTGCAAGGGAAAAAAATTGCCCGTAACCAGTTAATTAGCTAAACCACCAAGGCCAGCCCGGAGCCTACACCGGGCATCGGAGGAACGATTATGTGGTACGAATTTTTCGTGTATTATGTTTTCGCGGCTGTTTTCTTCGCTGCGTTGGTTATCGTTGCCAGCGTGGTTTCCGCAATCAACGATCTCGAAAAGGAGGGATAACTCATGCGGCTGGTAATGACCATGCGGTTTTCCACGGCTCGCGAGCTTGTCCGTGCGCTCAGAGCATTGGCGGATCGCCTGGAGAAAGACGGGGTTCCAGGCCCTGGATGCTACCCTAACTTGTATAACTCAAGAGGTAAAATTGCCGGGGCCTATCGGATCAAACCTTTACGGGCTATTGCCTAGGAGGATGTGCCATGATTAGCTACAACACCACAACCGAGGAGCAAGCCCTGATTTCCCTCATCGCTGATCGCGCCCTCAAATGCGCCCACCGTGACCGCCTCGCCATGCAAATGTACATCACGGCATGTCACTGTAACGGCTGCCCCCTGGATCTTGACGGCCTACTCAATGCCAGCGACAAGGACTTTTTGCATGACGTGTTTTTCGTGATTGACCGGAGCCTGGACCGCGCAACCGGCAAATTGTCTTGCGAAACCACCCCTCGGTTCGCGCTGGTGACAAAATGACAGGGGAAGAATACCGAGCCATTCGGAAAGAAATGCGGCTCACACAGGCAGAGCTTGGGAAAATCCTTGGCATGTCTCAGCAGGCAATAAACCGGATTGAGAACACCAGGGGGGCAACCAAACAACAGACGGCGGCTATTATTTTGCTGCGGGATCATCTGTTGCACTTGGCTAGATAATCCCAATAGCCTGCAAAATCTCTTCCAGGCTCGAAACAATCTGGTAATGCCCGGTCCAGGTTGTTTCGATCTTTTTTTGACTCTGCTTCTTTGCTGACTCCAGCACCCGCCCTGTTTTTTTGCTTACTGCCGATTCGCTTTTAATCTCAAACCAGTAGGTCCTCCCATTGTGCCCAACCAAAATATCATCATGGCCGAGGCACACAGTTAATTCTGGGTAAATGCGCAACGCCTTAACAATCTCCGTTTGCGCTCCATCAATTTTTGCGGCGCGGCGGTACTTGCTCAAGCAATCTCCTTTTCGGCGGCTGGTGGTGTCCGGCTAAAGCCGCCCGTTATTTCTGGCGTTATGCTTTAAGATACGTCACCCATATCGTGCTGCCAGTTTTCCCGGTGAAGTCCCCAAACAACGGCTCAACAGGAAACGCTCTCAGTAAATCCTTCGCTTTTATGTTCGCCTCGTTCCACTTGAAAATCAAAACCCCGCCCGAAGCCAACACTCGCCAACACTCCGAAAAACCAGCAACGATGTCGGATTTCCATGTCTCTTTGTTCAAAATCCCGTACTTCTTATTGATCACGCTTTTCATTGATCCGCTTGTCAAATGCGGAGGGTCAAAAACAACCATCTTGAACGTGTTGTCCGGGAATGGCATATCGCGGAAGTCTGCTATCTCGTCTGGCTTGACGCACCATCCTGGGTTCCATCCGTTTTGAAATGCACCCTTCTCAACTTCTCTACAGTCCATAAACAGCGTATCTGCGTTTGTCTTGTCCCACCAAAACATACGACCACCACAACAAGCGTCTAAAATGTTTGGGTAATTTTGCATCATATCCTCCTGAATTTAATAAAACCGCATAACCAGTCAGTCAAGCGGACGGCAAAAACGCCGCCGCTTACTTCGGCGTTATCCGCCGGGAAGTGCGGGAAATACAGTCCGTCGGTGCGTGTGCTCGTTCTCGGGTCGTGGTTGCTCATGGTTTCATTCTCCTTTAGGCGAAATTCAAAAAGTCAATATAACTCCCAACATGGAACAGCTTTTTTCGTCTGGGGAAAAGTTTCTTACTCATTTTTCGGACGGACTCCCCTTTCCAGCCGTGCGGATCGTGTTTTTTCAGAAAAGCGTTGGCTTCTTTTCTTGTGGCAAATGCTCTACCAAAAACACTCATGACGTGTTAGGTGCCTTGGGTTCGCACCGCTTACTGTTCCTTACCACAACCCAAAAACAGTGCGTGTTCTTGGCGTGGTGCGCCCGTTGCCAGCGCCCGCTTTTCAGGTTCCCGCCGCATGGGTCGCGCTTGATAATCAGGTCACACGGCATCAACCCGGCTTCGCGCACCGCCGCGTTGAACAGTTCAAGGTTCCACTGGTATTTGTGGTTATGCACGTAGTCCTTGATCTTGGCAAAAACCAAACCGTCGTGCCGCAGCACGCGCTTCGCTTCGGCCAAAAACGGCGCGTGCAGTTCGCCCACGTTGTCCGCCTTCACGCCCTTGCCGAGTCCGTAGTCCTTGCCGTATCGTGCCAAAGACTGAGGGCTTGCCGCTGCGTCTGGTAGGTGCGGTGGGTCATACACCAGCACATCCACCGTGCCGTCCGCATCAGGCATGTCGTGCCAGTGGGCAACAACATCTGGCCGCATCGCCGGGTCGCGGTCGTAGTACGCCACCTTTGCGCCGGTCGTGCTGCCTTTCCACATCCTGCGAGCGTTGCAGCAAACATCAATCACCCGCTTCGCCCCCGGCGCGTAAAACTCAAACATCGCGTCAAGCAGTGCGTTGTCCTTGCCAATCCACACCGACTCCAGCCGCTTAAAAGTCGGCGCTGGCAGTACGGCACCTAACACGTCGGTCAAGTCGGACGTGCCGCATGTGCCTCCGTCAAACGCTTGCAGTTGCTCCATCTTCATCGCTCCCTTTTAGTCCTGTGGCGGCACGCCGCTTACCTTGGCGTTATGCCCGAATCACATATTGGGCCTGGCAGCAGCCAGAATCTTCTTGGACAAAAAGGGCTTTTGCCTTCTGGATGGCCTCCTTTTCTGTTTTCGCAAAAACCTTAGCACCCTCTGCCAATTTTTTACCGTGGCGGAATCGGTCAATTAAAAACAGTTTTTCAGTGCCTTCCAAAAGCATAACAAATCCCTCCATCGGACCCGTAACTCTGTGGGAACTCTACGGCTACCAAATCCATCCCCCACCTCGATATCCCCCATGGCGCTCCATCCATGTCCGCAAACAAATCAATACCCATCCGTGGCCCATAAAAATCATGGGTCTCCGTGTCCCAAAAAACATAGGCGTGTTTTGTCGGTGAGGGGTCAATGGCTAAAATCTTCAATTTGCAATCTCCTTTTCGGCGGCTGGTGGTGTCCGGCTAAAGCCGCCCGTTATTTCTGGCGTTAGAGCCCAAGATTCAACGCCGCCAACTCATGTATCATTTGCGCCGCGTGCTTGCTGCACAGCACTACCGTATTGCCGCAGTAGTGGCAGTTGGTGCCACGGCGTACGCTTCCGCCTTGGACCACAACTGCCACATTGTCGTCACCGCAGACGCTGCACCATTCGTGCTCGTCGTTTCCGTCTGTCGGCAGCATCGCAATGCTTTCGCTCTTCGTCTTCATACGTTTCTCATCCTTGTTGCGCAGGGCTCTAACCCGGCGCTCAACCTCGCTCGCTTTGCTCGCTGGTCCTGGGCCGGTTATTCTGCCGATCTTTTCCTAATTATACCACATTTTTATGCGCGATTCTGCGTTATTTCTGCCGACCAAGAAACCAATTAATATCAAAAACCCAAAAATGCAACATCATGAAATCATAAGACGGAAGACGGCAATATTTTTCATAATCCGAAATCGCCTTTATCCTTTCCCTATACACCCACCTGTTTCTGTATAACATAAACACACAGAAAACCAGCAAAATCATAGAAAATATTAAGAGCATCGCATAATCCCCCCATTTAAAATGGTTTATTTCACCCACTCATGCACGGCGCATGTGCCTAAAACAACATCAACCATGAAGTTTCCCAAACCGCAACGTTGTGTGTCGTCTGAACGCAAAAACTTGCAGTTACCGCACACTGGCAACTGACTTTTTAACCTGTAGTGCTGAAACTCCTTCGCGTATTCCACATCGTCCACCTCCATTTCTTCTTGGTTGCCTTTGTCTCTTCTTTTTTGAGCTGATTTTTTTCATTGAAACAACCACGGCAAAAATAAGGATGATAGATAAACTCCGTATTAATTTGGAAAGATCCAATAAAAGTGTTCACCCATTCTACCCTGTGGCGGATTTCGCTTGATCCTTCAAGGGCAATTGCCTTTCTCACCCTGCATCCGCATATTTCACAGTCAACCGTTTCAATTAGCTTCTCTTTTTTGAAAAACATAATCCCTCCTTGACGATAACTAATTAGCTTACGACCTCAGAGCATCGTTTGCAGTAAAATCGTGGCATTCCATTACCTGTCCAGAACAAATACTTCTGGTGCAGCCGTCCACACATGGGGCATTTGCACTCACACAATGCTTCTTCTTCTCGCCGCCTGCATTCCTTTTTCCCCTCATCCAGGTTATAAACAGCGTAACGTATATTTTTCCCACCCTCTAGCACCCCGCCTTTCATCGTTTGGCTGATCTTCCACCCATTGGCCCGGCATTCGCTAACAACGGCTGAGAGCCGCTGTATACCCCTTTTTTCGGCCTCCTGGTAATCAAGCGTTCCCTCTGCCAGCATGGTGATTACTCTTTCGCATTGTGGATTCATGGCTTCCCCCTCGAAAAACCTATTTATCTTGCAATGTTACGCAGTTATGGCAATATTTCATCAGGACCAGCGTGTCCGGGTATTTCCTCCGGCTCAACTCCTTGATTGCCCAGGCACTTTCTCCGCATCGCAAGCAGTAGTGCAAGTACCACTCCCCATCGTTCAGCCCCTTCTGGCAATCTTCGCAAATCGGGATAGTGAGCTTGTCAATGATCGTTTCTATCCCGTGTTGGTCTTTGGTGCCCATCGGGATAACTAGGTAATCAATGGCCGCATGTTCGGTGCTGTCGCATGGTCCGTGGTTTAACTCGCAAATGGTGCCTGCTGCGAATTCGGACAACAAGATGATTTTTTCTTCTTGTGACATGCAAGCGTCCATTGGTCATCCCCTCCTGATTTCGTCGGCAAGGGCAGCGCTGTAGTTCTCGGCCTTTTCGGCGCATCGTTCCCGCTCTTTTAGGGTGGCCGCTTTCTCTATCTCGGACACCCGTTTATTTGCCAAAATCT